CCTATTAGAGTCATGACTGAATCAAATCTTGCGGCAATTTTATCCTCACTCATCTCTAAACTGATGTACAACACCTTTTTATTTTGCATAAGTGCTTGCACTCCCTGGTTTACAAGATATAAACTCTTACCTACACCTGGAGGGGCAACAACCATAGCAAGNTCCTTAGTACTTAACCCTCCGTCTAATTCTTTGGTGAGGGTATCCAGTACTAGCGTGAAACGGTTTCCAGCAGTCTCTTTAAGGCTTCTCTCAAACCTCTCTAAAACTCCATCAAAATAAGCTTGACCTAAATCAACATTCCTGTTAATGGACAACGCATCTCTTACGAGAACCTCAATATCTCCCATTCGATCATCTTTCAGGAGGCGTATACTATTTGTAATAGCCTCTTTCATCGCTGCTCTCTGAGCGAACTTCTCAATAAGATCTAGGAAGAATTCAGTATGTCCGATGCATGAAGCATCCATAGTATTAATTCTATGAAGTTCATCATCATAATCAGACAAATCCTCTTTCGGTGCTTTATACTCTTTAATGCACTCTAGGAGGTGTAGGTCTTTCGGGATATCATGATAATCTTCATAGTACTTCCTAATTGACCTAAAGAAATTAGAGTGAATAGGGTATTCAAAATACTCAGGATTAACAAGAGAGGAAATTTGAAGATAAAAGTCTCTACTATACTTGGAGAGATAGAGGATACCTCTTTGGATATCGTCACTAAAATCGTATTTCATTATTGGGGCTTTCGTTCTAGGGTCTCTTTGATGTCAGTGTTCGTATTATTATAGACTGCCTCAGTCATTTTCTTAGCCCTTTCTCTGGAATCATTTTCCTCTTTCAGGCTGCGTCTACGGATCCTACCCTCCGCTCTCATCTTATCAACATCAGGAGTATACTTAGCATAATGCCTCCACCCTGTTTTCTCATTATTCTTATGGTATTCGATAGCCGTATCATAAAACTCATGGGCAGAGTCCTTATCTAAACCTTTTGTATGATACTTGTAAGCTCTTGCTCGATTTCCCTGAGAATCCCCGATCATCTTAAATGTAGTGACTGAGCCCCAGTTTCTATTCCTTAACTCGCCACACTCAGGGCATTCTGTTTGTTTGGGGGCTTCCCCTAGAGGGTGATCTTGATCCCAAGTAACTCGACATTCATTGCAAACCCAATCGTAGTAGGTCATGATGATGCCCAACTAATTAATCCATACGCTGCTAAAAATGCGAAGGCTGCGTATAGGAGTGCAAGGGCAATAGTTTCCCTTGTTACTTGGTCATTCCTTCTCTTAAACGGTTTTCTTTCTACTTTGTGATTTTTATCTTTAGGCATCCTCCTCCTCCTCTTCGTTCCACGGAGGTTCAGTTTTTGGGATAGGGGTAACCCCTGGAATGCCTGCACCAAAAGGGATTTTATCTTTGTCGCTCATGCTCCACACTCCCCGCCTGCTAAAGAGCAAGCTTCACCTACAGCCATAACTAATTCTTTTTTTTCTTTCATATTCTTATCTATATTCTCCTTTGTAAGGGGTATCGCTTCTAGCGGCTCATTACCTTTAGAGCCTGCACGATATACAGTAAGACCCTTGAGGTACGGAGCATAATCCAACGCTGCTTGAGAGAAATCAAATGCCTCAGAGCTTTCTGGAAGATTGATTGTTTTAGAGATGCATGAATCCATGAACTTTTGGACCGTAGCTTGTACCTTAATATGATCTTCGGGGGCCACATCATAGGCTCCGACGAAATTCCCCAGCGGTTTTCCTTTGTGATGCCACTCTTCAAATAACGGATCGACAACTAACTGATCCTTCCAAATATTGTTGTGACGATACCTACGCCTATACATAGCAGAGAAAATAGGCTCAATGCCTGAACTAATCCCGTGAAGCATACTGATAGTACCGCAAGGAGGGATAGTAAGCATAACAGCGTTTCGAATGCCGTATCGTTTGATAAGCATCCTAATACGAGCGGGGAGAGTTTTTGCAAATTCTTCATTTAAATACTTCTTATAATCAAACTCAGGAAAGGGTTTCTTATCTCGCGCAAGATAAATCGACTGCTTGTATGATTCATCCCGTATGGTAGTGAATANTCGATCTAAAAACTCAAGGCACTTCTCACTACCGTACTTGATTCCCAATTTAATAAGCATGTAATGCAGCCCAGTTACNCCCAAACCAATCCTTCGTGATCTTTCTCCTACCTTCTTACAAGTGTCGGTAGGAAACTTATTTACAGTAAGAACATTATCTAAGAACCTGATCCCTGTACGAACAGTACGCGCTAACCGTTTCCAGTCAAGATCAGAACCGTCATCAAGCACCATATTACTAAGGTTAACATTGCCAAGACAACAATTCCCGTATGAGGGGAGTGAGATTTCGCCACACGGATTTGTCGAATCCAGCCTTTCAAAATACGATACATTAGTATATTTATTGGCGAAATCAATGTTATATATACCTGGATCACCAGATTCTACAGAGTTTTTCCAGATGATATCCCATAACTCTCTGGCTTTAATGTCTTTACGACCAATCATTTCAAAAGAATCTGTCCAACTTTTTTTATGAAAATTCGCTGCTCTAGCCAAAGCATCCTCTTCATCTAACCCAACTACGCTCATGCATTCGCCACCCTCTCCTGCTATGCCGTCTCCATCAGTCCCCTTCCAGTTCCTTACAACATCATACGAATGATACTCTTTATTGTTAAAGCTAAAGTACCAATCTTCATCTAATTCAATTGCTTCTAGGAAACGATCAGTGATCGCTACGGAAATGTTAAAATTGTTAAGCTCACCTTGATCTAGCTTCACGCTTAAAAACTCAAGAAGGTCAGGGTGAGTGATATTAAGTATGCCCATAAGAGCAGTTCTGCGATTCTTTCCAGCCCTGACATGTTCACCAACCTCATTAATCATCTTAAGTACAGATACAGAGCCAGGGGCAGAGTTAAGAACGTTGCCAATATGATCTCCTTTGGGGCGAATCTTTGAAACATTAAAACCCACACCACCCCCAGCACAAGATATTCTATACATGTCCTGCACTGTCTTACCGATAGAATCCACCGAATCCTCTGGAATAATAACATAACAGTTAAGGAGATTATGATTCCCACGGTTCCTACCAGCACCATAAATGATTCTACCACCTGGGATAAAATCCCCAGACCCCACAACGTCATAAAAGGCTTTTTCATTCTTCTCTTTCTCCTCGTCAGATTCAGCAGAAGCGATAACTTTAGCGATAGTTCGGGCTCTTTCAGACCACTTAGTTTCCCCTGGGTAGGCATAACGAGACTCGAATATTTCTTGCCCTAATTCATTCAGATTTGCTAGCGCCATTTTGTTATTTTTGATACTCCCTTAAATTTAATTATAGACAAACGAGGAGCAGAATGCATCAACGTTTTTAGATATTTGTTGTGAGTTATAATAAAAATCAACTTATCCTTCTTTATCTCCTGAAGTAGACTATAGAGACCATTGATCCCCTCCTCATCTAGGTTTTCAGCAACCTCATCCAAGAAAAGAACATTTGATTGGTTTTTATCCGTTAAAAGCAATAAATCCTTTAATGCCAACATAACCGCCAGATTTACCTTACGCTTCTCACCACCAGACAGAGATATATACTGGATTACAGTATTATTGGTCATAACTTTTTCATTTAATTCCTCATCAAAAGATAAAGTATACTTGGAATTTGTTAAAAATGAAACGTAATAACTAACTCTATTATTAAGATACTCTAAAATGTTTTTAATGATAAATTTAATTATGCCTTGCTGTGAGAATGCCTTCTCCCAAAATCGCATTACTTCATAATCTAGCTTGTTCTTCGCTTTTACATCAGATCGTAGATGGATTTTATCTCTATAGGATTCAACCAACTCTTCATAATTTGTTTCGTCCCTACACAACTCTTTATACGCTAATACTTTAGAAAACTCCTTAGAGGAAATAGGTATATCTTGTTTCTGCTCCTCTACCCCCTCACGAGAATTCAACATAATAAGCCGATCCTTATTAAGAATTACTAATTCCTCCTCTAAGAACACTTTACTTATATTCCTTTTTATAGACTGACCACACTTATCACAAATTCCCTGCGGACCATCCGATTTCCTATGGCTGTCTAATAAAGTTTTAGTTTGTTCAATTTTATTAGAAACCTTTTCTATATCACGCGATAAACTAACCTCTTGCCAAGCTCTAGTGTTTTCTAACTCCTCTTGTTTTAAAATATCTTCTAAGGACATCGACAAGATATCTTCAGCGTACTCCGAAAATTGCTTCTTTGCCTTCTTTATTTTATCTATTTTATCGGTAAATTCAGAAATCATTGATTCGTGTTCAGAGATAAGCGAATCCTGTTCTTTCATAGTTTGATAGAAACCCGCTTTATGCTTTTTAATTCTATCACGCATATCAAAAACTTCATCTAAATCTAAAAAAGTCTTAACTATATTTCTTTTATCCTCTGCCGAACAGTCTAAGAAGTTTGTATTGTTCTCCTGTCCAAAAAACATTGAAGATAATAAAACCTTATAATTTATCTTTAAAAGATCATTAATAAATTCTTGGGTCTGGGTTATGTTTTCTTTTGTTTTCTCTTCCTTGTCAATAAAAACCTGGAGTTTGCTGGGCTTTTTCTGTCTATAAATTACAACTCCATTATCCAAAGCTAATTCTACAAAACATTTCTTTTTATGCTTTACATGAACAATAGAATCTTCAGTACTTTTTCTAATTGTCTTCCCAGTTAGTCCAAAATAAATGGCTTCAACAAAGGCGCTTTTACCCGCACCATTGGAGCCCTTAGCGTCTTTATTATGTCCCTTAACTAATACTAGATTATCAAACTTTTTAAAATCTACAGTAGTGGATTCAAAGGAATAAAAATTTTGAATCTTAATAGATTTAATCTTCATACTTTAGTAAGTTATACCCCTCCATTAACTTATCCTTCTTTATTGATGAGTTTGCTGATTCTATATAGTCCTCCACTATCACATCATTCAACCGAAAAAGATGACGAGACGGGTTATATGTTGAGAGTTCTTCCTCATCAAAGGCAGGGGCGTATTTAACATCAATAGAAGCGACATTAACATTATCAAAAGTTGTTTGCGTTTCTCCTGCCTCTAAAATAACCCGCAACATAGTATAATATCTCTCATCATTAATATGATCAATCTGAGATTCCACATCTCCATTACTAATTATGATGTGGCGAGGGCCATGATTTATCTCGTGAATAGACAGTTTATCATCATCTAAGATAGCATAATAACTTTGTTTTCCTGATTCTCCAAAATTAACGGTATAAGGAGTGCCTAATATTAAAAGTCTCTTCTGTTCCCCATACGACTCAAAACTTCTTTCATTTTGTCGATGGATATGACCCAGAATAGTATTATTCCTAAAGCTGTGGACGCTAATAGTAAAATCACGATCACCAACGGAATTAAGGCAACCAAAATAACCAAAGTGACCAAATACAGTATAATCCTTAGGGACTCCTGACAAATCTTTTTTAATACGTTCTTCATTTTCATAGTGTGGGATATATGCGTGTTTTTTGTGGTGATCATACCAAGTGTGTGTAACTATCTTAACTTTATCATCATTAAATACGCTAAGTGCGGTTACTCCATCATCAGCCTTTGTGCTGGCGCAATGGTTACCCCTTAAGATAACAACCCGTGACGTTTCTTTCCAAAGATCAATAATACTCTTAGCAGCCAGCAACGCTTCGGGAGAAGGTTTTCTGAAATCCAGAAAATCGCCTAGCTGGATAACTTCATCAGGATTTACCTCTTCAAATATTTTAGACACGCAATTAATTTGCGCTTGTCTGAGCCCCTCATCTTTGTTGGAGACATGAATATCTCCTAAAATTAATGTTCGCATAAGTAATCGAGTACCTCACCTAAATTGGTAAACTTTCCATCTTTAAAATCCACAGTAACCCCATCCCCAAACGATCTACCTACTTCCATATCAACAGACAGAGGCACATCAAAGTTAATACCAAACAAAGACCGAAGATGTGGGTAATTCACTAGCTCATCATAGACAATATCCAGGCATTCAGCAAGGTCTTTTTCGGAAGAAATAATCTCAAGACTATCGTGAACCGTTGCTACTACTCTAGCGTCCAGCCCTAACTCATCAAATCGTTGAGATACTCCAATCAACCCGCATAAAAGGATATCAGAAGCCGAACTTTGAATGGTGAAATTAAGCCCCTGTCTTAATGCTCTATTGATGACTGAACGATCCTTACTGCAAACATCACGTAAATTGCGCCTCCTACCGAAAATAGTATAAGCATACCCATTATCTTTAATAAACTCATTTATAAACTCCATATACTTAAAAACACCAGGGTACACTCTCTGGTAGTTCTTAATAATCTCCTTAGCCCTTTCCAAAGAGATGCCCATAGTTTCAGCTAAATTAAATGCTCCTCCTCCATAGACAATGAGAAAGGAAACAGTCTTAGCGATCTGGCGTTCTTCCTTTGTTATATTATCCTTACTAAAAAGAAGTTTTGCCGTATAAGTATGTAAGTCCTGTCCAGACTTAAAGGCGTGTTGCATACTCTTCTCTTTAGCGATGTGGGCAAGGACCCGCAATTCCATAGCAGAGTAGTCTACCGTTATAAAGGCTTCCCCCTTTTTTGCTACAAACATACTACGGATATTAGTATTAGTATTACGAGGAAGAGTGTGAAAGGAAACCCCCATAGCCTTTTTAGCATTATAAGCGGCACAGGAAAGCCTCCCCGTAGCAGTGCCGTCCAGTCTGTAGTCTACATAGAGCCTACTATTCTCGTTATACTCTAATGCTTTCTTAGCACCATGGATATACGTCTTTTGAAGCTTCTCGGATTTCCTAAGCTCTAAAAGCTGGGTTATAAACTTTGCTGCATCCTCAAGCTCCTTTTTGGACTTACTCCGAACAACACTTTTACTAATCTTTTTTCCTTCGTCTCTATGTTGCCACTTTGCACTCATCGTTTTTTCATTAGTTCTTCGTTTATTTGTTCTAGTAAAATCTTAAGTGTTGGTGCAGATACAGAGGGTGAGCCTTTTGCGGTTTTGTCAGGAGGATAGAACTCAAACCCACCCTCCCTAAGATAAAAAATATCAATCAAATCATTATTAGACGATAAGTTATCAGTCTTTATAACCTGACTGAATAAATACATATCATCCTCTTGATTCAAAGTTAATTCCCCCAACTCTCTCCCTAGAGTGGAGAGCTTCTCTTTGCTAACCAAAAGACCTTCATACTCCATCCCAGCAAAAGTCTCAAGAGATTTAGATAATACTTTTTCTACAAAAGGAAGAACGCCTATTTCATCTAACTTCTCTTCTACTAAATCAAATAACTTTAAAGTAAAGTAAGAATCCATGGCGTTGCCCTCACAGCAGTCGGAGAAGGGGATGTTCGCCCAGTCGAATTTTTTTGGGTTGTCTATGGTAAGCATCGCTATATATTATAAGACCAGGAGGCGAATTCTAATGCCAAAAATTGGAAAAAAACACTTTAAATACACAAAGAAAGGCCGAAAAGCGGCAAAAGCCTATGCCAAGAGCATAAAAGCAAATATAAAAGAGGAAGTAACAGGTGCGGTAGGGGCTTTTCTTAAACACAGAACAAGAACAAGGACAACAGGAGATCCTACATCGGTAGGACGCACTTCTAACCTCGGACTGGCGCGTGGAGTACAAACACCCACGGAAAGACAAGCATTAGGAAGAGCGGAAACCACACGAAGAGCGGCTGGAAGGGGGTTGGACCCGCAAAAGAGCACTAACCCAACCGCAAGAAGGAGGCAAAGATCACTAGGAATCCGTGNNCCTGGAGTAGCGCCAAGAGTTGGAATAGCAGCCAGCACTGAACTAGAGGGGAAAGATAAATTAGTAGAAATGACACCTAGCCAAGCAAGAGAAAGGGCCACTGCTACTGATATTAGAACTGTACACTCAAAGAAGCCTTTTGAGTTAGTAGATTTAATTCCAGGTAGAGACCCTGGTGCGGGTAAAGGAAAGTTTACTGCTAAAGAAAAAATTCATACCCGTAAGGTTGATGCTGCAAAAAAAAGGATTGGAGACAGAGATGACGCTCAATCGAGGGATGATTATTCAAGCCAAAAGAACAGAGAGCTTAGATCAGAGATCGAGCATAACGAAAGAGAAAGAACAGAAGTGATCTCAAGGCGACGGAAGGATAGGTCTGGATTGCCACCCGTAGGGACTAGACCCATAGCAGCAAGCACTGAAATGAATGGGAAAGATAAATTAGTAAAAATAGCAGAAATCTCATATCCTAGTGATTCCGCAGAAGACAGACTAAAAGATACATTGGCAACTGACTTAAGAAACGCTAATTGGGCGTCGAGGGGTCCAGGCGCGACCCCAGAAGGAATCAGAAAGTCTCAACAAGCAGCTTCTATACTAAAGGCTGTGGCGGGACGACATAGAAAAACTAAAGTTAGAAGTGGCCGTCATGCTTCACAATCCGATACAGGAAAACACATTAAACCAGCGAATATTGATAGAGCACCTACACCTGGGGCAACCCATGCAGTTGCCGCAAGCACTGAAATGAATTGGAAAGACAAGTTTGAAACACTTTTAGAGCGAAAAAAGCAGGAAGGGGATGAAGCCTGGGAGGGTTTCTGGAGACAACACGCAAAGGCAGGGGAAGCTAGAAGCCCTTCAGGGTCAAAGGAATCTAAGAAAACAAGAAGAGTTCGTCGTAAAAGACAAGCCAGAGCAGAAGCACAAAAAAGAAGCGACGAATTTCGTAAGGGAACTGTCTCTCAACAGAGAGGAAAATGAACTCCTACGATAGAATTTATAACTTGTTAGTAGAAGAAGCTTTTTTATTAGAGCAGAGAAGATTAACTTCTAGACAAAAGCTAGGGATTACTACTGGACTGCTTGGTGCGTTAACTACTGGTGTGTCTCAAGTTGGAAGCGAGGGTACTCCTCCTGCGTTCTCTAAATCTTCTGTCACTCGTGCTGTAAAATCTAAACGAACACCACCAGAGTTACCTAGTGTTTCTATATCTCCAAAAAGAAAAGCGGCTCTTGGATCAGATAAATCTAATGTAAGTAGATCTACGGGGCAGTCTGGTAGGAAACCATTTTATGGTAGTTGGAATGCTGATGGGACTCCTTTCTTTTACGACAAGGGAACCCATCCCTACATCACGGGTGATGATAGCCAAGAGAAGCAAGCATGGGCAGACCTTGCGGCTGGGGCTGAGGCAGCGAAGAATGATCCCTTTCGGAAGGCGATGACTGCGCGGGAGAAGGCTGCTACAACGCAAAGGGAAATAGATCAACAACAAAGCAGGATAGATTACCAGAATAGGAAGAGGAGAGGGAGGGCGAAGATGGGCGTAACTAATGAATCAAACTCCTACGATAGAATTTTTGAAGATTTAATTAGTGAAATTGGGGATACTGCCCGTGGAAGAAGTTATATTCAAGCTGCTCTCCACAAAAGAAAAAAACAATTAGGGCATCTTAAATCTGCAAATGTCCCTGCTAGAGACACACATCACGGAGAGGTTCAAGTTAAAAGAGTGCAAGCAAGATTAGGTCCACAACCTACTAACAAGCTAGAGGATCCAAAGCCATTAAAGCCTGGAAAATCAAGAAGAGTAGTGGCAGCGCTCCTTGGGGCTGAGAAACCTTCGGATGCAGGTGATGACGCAGAAGAAAGAAAAGAAATCAAAACAGATACTTATTACGATACTAAGGCTCTTCCACGCGAGAAGCGCACTGGAGGGATGCCAGTGGGTCGTATGATGAGAAGTACTCTTAGCAAAGCCAGCAAACAGGACTGGCCTAGAGGTCGTAGACCAAAGCTATAAGGACTAAAGGCTCTCCAACTCCGTAGGAAAGTATAGCTTCACCAAATCCATCAAGCTCTTAGGTAGGTTCTCATCTAGAAGGTGGTGCATGATCTTAGTATCCCACACATTCTTTGTGTAGATTCCATGATTGATCAGGAATTTCAGATCAAACTTAGCGTTATGGAAAACTTTCTTGTTGCGGGGGTTCTCTAAAATCTTCCGCAAAATAACCCACATCTTAGCGTAATGAGGTTCTCCCTTTTTAAACGGAGAGTCCTTATGGTCACAAGGAATAACCCAATTGGTCTCTCTAGATGAGATGGCTATTGTTTGGATCTTATCTGTCAAGAAATTAAGACCCGTAGTTTCAATATCAACAGCTAAGGTTTCGTCAGTGTCCTTTAACACCTCCCCCAATACTTCCAACTCTTCTTCTGTGGTGAGGACTTTGTATTCGAGCTTTCCTTCATGCGTCTTGCCAAGTACATATTTCTCATATGCATTTCGGATATCCGTTTCGAAGAGGACCCGATGCCTAGGTTCTTTAACCACAGAATAAGGATGGAAGATAGGAACAACGACACAAGTATGCCCATCATCAGTTGTATAATC